AGAGTCTCAACAGCCTTGGGAAGGTCAACACCAAATACTTCACAATTGGGGGGGATGCACCTCAATATCCCCCCGGCCCCAATACCTATTATGTAGATCGAGGAACCTGACGTTAGGAAAGAGGATAGAGGTGACCATTTCATCCATGAGTCAGATTTACCAGGGAAAGGTCTCTGTGACCATGAATCCATAAGATCCTGCGGCAAGATGTGAGAAGATGGGTTTTCAATTTGGAGCCTCAGTTCCGTTGTGGGCTTGATTTTGGGTAATCCCTCCTGCCTTGGAAAAGGGGGAAGAATGTAGGTCTCAACATGAAGAGAAATAAAAAAAGTAGGGATTCGGGACCGGAACAATCTCACAAGTGACTCAGCCGAGGTGTCTGTATAAGTCACAGAACCTCCCCACTTGAGTATCTGCACAAGATTGGTGAGGCCACTAACCCTCAACCCCTCATTCGGTCTGTTGAGGATTGTACCCACTAATCGTGATAGGTACTTACAGGACAAAATCACACCTGGATTATTCAGTGCCAAATAAGCAATCTTGTAGAAAACTCGAGAAGATATGAGAGACGACATTGACGAGGTGGTCTTTCCAAATATTGCAGGGATCTTCACTGTTGAATTCGACATTTTATTGACAGACCTACTAACAAGTAAACATGCAAGGTGAATTATTGAGCGCTCTTGAGTCAATGATCCTGCAGACAGTCTCAACATGTCATCATCATTTCTATCAGACACAGAAATGGTAGACAATAGAACGGGGCTCATCTTAAGAGCAAAATGGATGAGAACTGAGGTGAGTGTATCAAGAGTATTGGTGGACTTGTTTAGTCGGTTAATGATCATTCTGGATGACATTAGGAGTAGTGCAATAGATCCGGACTCCAGGTACTCATCCTTTGTGATTAACCCAGCTTCAGGAAGATCTAATTGAAGACGGACTTCTGTTGCAGCTCTGTCATAACCTTTCTTTCTAACCATTCTCTTGCTTGCCGTCACTGATTGCAGGAGCAACTGTACAAGGGCATCATGCTCATCTGGTGCAGCAACCCCCAAAGCCAGCATTGGTAAGTCCTGACCTAGTCGGTTCCTGGATGACAAAACAACTGATCGTGCATACAGATAGTATGACCCGACAGGTACTGAAACTTCCTTTAGCTCTACTTCAGTAGCAACCTCTAACATATTGTCCTGTATTGGGTTAAGGTCTGTGAGATCAACCAGTTGTAAAAGTCCGAAAGGTGCGGCCATTGCAATGTCCCCATAGAACCATCTTGATAGACACAGTATAGTCAAATAGTACTCTGCGAATGATACGGGGTAATCGTTCGCTCCCATTTCTCTTGACAAATTGGAAGATATGGTAAAATGTGTCGACCAATTAGGCAATGATGAGATTCGTGAACCTTGAGTTGCTACAGATGTGTTCAGCCTATGGGACACTGTTCCCCCAATTTGTTCTTTAGCCATTTCATATAGAAGGCTCAAAGGGAGATTGGTCCGGTCTCTCGCCAGTCTCTCAATGATCCTCCTAAGGTTCGACCCTTCAGTTGTGCACACTTTGGCGATCTGTATGAGACGTAGTGCATCCTTGAGTGGAGGAGAAGCATCGATCGGCTTCACCCACTTGCTAACAGTCTTCTCCGACGTGGAACTCCCCAGAAAGGGGTGTACCCTACCCCTTCTTTCAAGACAATCTGTGACTGAAGAGGAAAGAGACATGGCAATGATTAACGGGTTGTTCTCATTCTGTATGATCTGAGTTAGAGAATTGGGCGCAATGGTGAAAGTGGGTATCCAATAACCCGCAATGAGGGGATGGTAGTTGGTCACCCCCTCCAGATCTCCGAAACCCCATTTTCGTCGCATGCTCAGGAGCAACTGGTATGGAGGGTCTAACGGTAGTTTATTGCCCGCAGCGGCTATTATTGATCCAAAGGTGCGCAGAATTGATTTGACATGATGGTAGTCATTGTTGATATGGGCGGAGACAATATCCATTTCCCCTGAGGTAGCTAACCGTCTGATGGTTCTAGTGTCTGTGAAACGTCTGGACATGGCAGATGCGACACCGTATACCGAGCACTTGTGAATCTCATGCAATACCTTAGGGTTGACTGGTTTTGACTGGAGCAAAGTTCTTATGAGTTTTTGTTCATCCTTCTTGTCAGTGGATATGCGGACGATGGGTTCCAACATCTTGTTCTTGGTAATCTTGACAAGAATATCCTTAACGTGCTCACTTGTCGTTATAGTTGCTCCAGGGGATGAAACAATAGGCACAGAATAAGGGTCCCGTATAAGACGTTCACGAAACTTCCAACAGTCCTCAGGTGAGCGGCCAGATGACTGTGGAGACTGCACAAGTTTATCAGTTGACAAGTAATGAAGATACTTCGAGATTATTGGTATAGCTTTGAACATGGTCAGAGATCCTAGTGAGGAGGATAGCGGGTCGGAGTGGCCTCTATACAAAAACTCTGCCAAACTTGAGACTGGGAACCCGCCCAGATTGGATGGTACCATTGTGCAGAGAACAGGTCCTCCTGTCCTAGGCCAGAGCCAGACAAAAGAGTTCGGGTCACTTGTAAAGCGAGCTTTATGGACCAATGACATTCTAATCTCCCTGCCTATCACCAAGTACTCAACAAACTTAGTAAATAGAAAAGAGGTCAGTGTGTCTGACGATCTTTCAACCATGGAAGTACCGGTTGCTGCAATGTTAGCTATTATCGATTCTGTGGACGGAGTATCTGAGGTAGTCTTTGGAAACATACGAGTTGCAACCTTGAGAATGGTTGGCAATTTTTTCCCCCTGAACCACATGTTCTTTCCATAAGTAGTGAAGGATGTGGAAGAAAAGCACTCATCAGGATTAACTTCATGTCCAATCATGGATGCTGCCAGTTCAATAGACTTAAGAATTCTGGAGTTCAGAGACCGAATTCTCAGTTTAAATTCACCATCACTTTCACCAGACAGCCTGACAACTTTGATATGTATAACCAAATTATCCCCTTGACAAGTTATCTTGTATAAGCATCCATATTTCCACACAGCCCAATGAAGCATGCAAAGAGTAATCAATGTCCATAGCTTCTGTTGTATTCCTTCTATCCCGGCTTCAGACCCTGAGTAGATCCCTGGTTCGTCATTCAAAACTCCTTTCTTGCCTTTTGTGTCCTGGGCTGGTGTGTAGGAAAAATGCCTTAGGATAATCAGACATTTTTCGAAGAAATCATGTACGCTTCCGTATAGTCCCTCAACCCCTAAGAGTTGATTCAGACGGTCGGCCACCATCATCACAGTCCTCTTCTTAAAGTGTGAACACCATTTAGAGAGATCAATACCTATTGATAACGTCTTGCTTGTCTCGACTTGCCTGGTTATGTCTAAGAAAGATTCCTCCTCATCCTGCTGGTTCATAGTCATGGTCTGTTCAGGGATATAAGGGAAGATTTTTTCTGCCAGGTTCTGTTCAAGTAGACAAAAGAAGGATCTAGGATGGATGTCCATGATAGCAAACATTCTGGGGGCAGGCATCTTCGGCTCCCTCTCTTTTGGATGAATGACGACCACCAACCAATCAAAAGGGATTTTGCCTGTCCTGAAGCACTCACATACTTCCCTCAAGTCCAAGTTCCGAGACACAAGCTCGTGGAGTACTCGATTGGAGCTGGTGGCCTTCGGCGGGATGTATGACAAACGACCCTTCCACGAATTATCGATCTCTGATCTCTTATAGGAGAGACTCTTGTCAGTCATCAGTGATAGAATATCCTCTCCATAGTCGAAATCATCAATTGGAAGGAAGGTTATGAAATCCCAATCCGAAGGATCGTAAATGGATAATCCCAGTGGTAAAGGCATATGCTGCTGGTCATTGAGATCCTTCAGGAGACTCTTTTTCCCCTCAGGAAGGTTAAACAACAACGGTGGCCATTTCTTCATTTTGTCGATGTACCCCCTTGTGAACATGTGACAGAAGCTCCAACCAACAGCCTTGATGCCAGAGTAAGTTGCTGTAGTCGGGGCCTGAGCAAGTGCTTTCAGGGCATCACTTCCTGCCACTGGATCCACATAGGGATGACCGACCATTCGATTCAGCGAGAATAGTTCGGAGACCATATCTTCGTTGCCAAGTGTCGACAAGAAATCACTAAATGTTGTAGACAGATATTCTGACTTGATTCCGAGTTGGGGACCAATGGAGTCTCGGATCAGTTGGTCCTCTTTTAACCTATACTTCTCAACCATATTGTCCAGCTGATAATCCGGGTCAAGGATCGTCTCCGACATTTGAATAAGTCTTGCCGTGCACAGGGGTTCAATCATTTTGACTAGGTTATAACCATAATCGCTGTATTTTTCCAGTGCCGTGTATCCCCACTCCTGCACAAAACAAACAAGCTTGTATAAGTAATCCCTTTTAGGATCAAGGTGGCTGTACACCTTAGCAAGAAATCTCCCCCATACCATATCTTTCAACATGAGCAAAGCGTGGTGGGGCATTACAACCCATTGCCCCGACATCCTGATTACAGTTAAATTTCGATTTGTCCATGATAAAGGTGCCTGTGTCCATGATACTCCGCTACTGGTAGAATCGGTGGCACTGTCCACGATCCTCTGCCAGGTGGCAGCACAGGCATACTCGTAGACCAAAACATCATCGCAGGAGCTTGTTAACCTATCAAGTGAGTTGATTGCTATGTTGTGTTGACCACACAGAGGGTGCATTCTCCCAACCAAAGACAGCTTGAGGGCAGTTTTGAGCATGTTCACAAAGTCAAGACCTCGTTGCATAGTGTCGAATGCTTGGGTCATATCAACTGTGATATCCGGCTGCAACCTCATTAGTTGCGGTGTCAGTCTAGCTGTATGGACTATGAAGTTACCCTGTTGGTCTGGTTGTAGTCTCTCCATCAGAGACTGGTACAAGCCTCTTGGTAGATTATATGATCCATCTCTGTGTCTTTTCTTGTCGTTGAATTCGGATTGTGTCAACGTGCTCAACTGAACAAACCTGCATGACAGGTGGTCTGTTAGAGCAGAGTTCAATGTTGTGTCAGGAAACTCCATTTTGATGTTGTAGCATCTCGTTTTTTGTTATCACAACGTGGAAACAGTAAGGTCAGTGAATCGAGGTCATTCATCAAGTTGAGTATCGCATGGTTAGGTGCTCTGTCGAGTTTAAGCAATTTGGATTAGATGTACCAACTAAAGTCCTGACTTTGGAGAGTAATGATTGCAGCAATTATTGTTTCCGCCCTTGTATCAATTCGTAGAGACGGTCAATGGTGGCTTGTTGGGACCTAGTTATACTTTCGAGATGGGCAATTCTTTGCTGTGCATCTTTTAATCTTGCCTCAAGAACTGTGGTTGACATAGATGAATTCATAGATCCCACAGATGACATTCTATCAATGTCTGTATTGGCCACCTCTTGTTGTTGACTGTAGTGTCTTGAGTCATTGTAGCTACTGCTAGTGTGTGCCGAATGGTGCCTCCCTTTATGTTCCTTACTTTTTCTCTTATCAGAGTAAGACCCCATCTTGATACCTTGATATCTTCTTTGGGACAAAATGTTCGTGGTTTCTCGTTTTTTGTTTCTACCCATTTACTGCAAGCCGGACTTTGGAAGAGAAACAGTTGGTCAGGATCAAGACCGGGTTGTTCACTCCAGTTCATACCGCGGCGCATCATTGTAAAATCGTGGTTTAGGTCCTACTCTCGGGGTGGTGTTCCCCGGTAGTATCTTCCTCGAGATGATCAAGTCCAAAATCACATTCAGTTTGGCTGCATTGGCTGTGGCTGTCTCAGCTACAGCAATACAGTCATTGTCCAGGTCATCTACTGACTCACATAAGTTCACCGGGCATTCATTCTGCTCCTGACTGGAGTGTCTGATCTCGAATCTGACTCTCGAAGATACGCCCTGTTGTCCAGCAGCCTCTATCTTAACTGTTGGGACCCGCGGAGGGTAGAGCTCGTCAAGTCCTGTATCGTTTTCCCTGAAGCAAGTTAGCAAAAGCTTAAGGGCGTCCCTTAAACCCATGGCAGGTAATTGTCCTTGAGATATTACGACTGTTTTGTTATCAATGTTATTTGTCTCGTTTTTTGTTGTCAGGATAAGAAGGAGCAGGAGGCTTCAGAAGGAAATGGGAAGTGATGGAAGGGAAGGGCAACAACTTAAGGAAAAGAAATACTTAATGCAACAGGTCATTTACCTTCGTGTGTCGCGTTCAACCAGACAATGGAAGATATAGGAAGATTCTTCTCATGACACAGTGGTCAGGGATGCCATTATTGGCTTTTAGATTTGAGCAATCAACCCAGTAATTCTCTCGAGGACAAGTCCACTTGAAGACTACAATCTCAATGCTCTAAACAGACGGTTGAGTTTTGTGTCTGGTCTCCGTTCTTCCGTACTGTATATCGAGGCATCCGGGGATGAGCGATGATCTCTGTGCTTGGACAGATGTCTCTTGTTTCCATGACGGGACCGACTCCTATGACGCGATCTCTCTCTTGCCTTGCTTTCTTGCTCGAAGGGGACATCGCTTCTCAACCTCTGAGTACTTGCCATAGCTGATCGACTTGGCGTCGTCACAAGCTTCCCAAGAAGTGTCAATTTAATAATGGATCTTCCTGATTCAATGCAATCAACGACATCTTGTAACTTGTATCCTGCCTTGATAGTTACAATCGCGTGCTCTGTTGCACTGCCAGGTACCGTTGCAACTACCTTTGTAGCCACTCGCAGCCCGTCTACCGGGTAATCCATGCCCCGGCGTACAGGTGGAAGCCCCTGACTGGGTTCAAGAACAATCGGGACTACTAGCAGGACTCTTTTCCCCCATATTGACTCTATCATGTCATTGACTGGGTCAATTGTTTCCTCCTGAATCCCGTGTATCTCAGGGTTCAGTGTCCCGATCATCATCAGAGGGTTGATTGCAAGATAGAGTTTTGGTTCCATTAGTTGAACAAGATTGATCAGAGAAAGGTAGAGAGGTCTATCGATAGAGATAAGTTTGACCCCTTCCATACTACCAACTGAAGCGATATCATCCAATGGTACTGTAGTTGGGGACGGTGGATTCTCCCAAGATTCCTCAGTCATTGGGGGTGGATGGGTCTTGTTTGATCTTCTGTCCCAAGTGCCTGTGTTGTCGCTAGTGGTAGCCGAGAAGAATTTGCTAGCATCAGGAATATCCATTCTGATCTGTTAAGCTGTTCTTTATTGTTCTCGTTTTTTGTTTAAGAGCAATGCAAGAAACTGCAAGATATATTTTGAATAAAGCAAAGGGTCGCAAGAAAAATGAAATAAAAACATGTCACAAACAGATAATTCAGGAACATTGCGAGGGACTGTGCACAGAGTGAAGATGGATGTTTCTTCAGTTGAACCCCAGGACAATCCTGACAAGGTTCTCAGGTTTCCATTGTGATCTGCTTAGGGGCAAATCAATGTCACCAATGTCTTTCCCTTCGGCTAAGCTGATGAATATCTGCCTTTGCGCTAGTTTGGATGGAGTATACTTGTGTCCTTTGCACCTTTCAAGCAGCTCCCCCAGGTCACTGAGGTTAGGATTTGTCTGTAAAGCTCCAGACATAGATGGTAATGCTGGAGGGATGACAGGGATAATTGGGCCAGAAACAACTCTCTTGTGTGTTGTTGCTGGTAGGTCACTTCGGGCCAGCCTAGACTCTAGTGTGGATAGTCGAGACTCTATCCCACTCAGAGCCCTACTCAACTTGTCGTCCAGGCTGTTGATCAGGCCAGTTGTTTCCCGCATTTGAACAACCATTGAGGCTACCTCCGAAGCCTCTGACGTTGGCATGTCATCATCGTTGCCGAGACCCTCGTCCAAATTGTCGACTGTCAAGCTTGGAGCTGTCTCTTCAATCAAATGGCCTTTGGCCGGTAGGTTTCTGGGTAGCTTTATTTTCGTCGGAGGTTTGTCAAGGCCAGTAATGATCTCATCTCGCGTTAAGAACCCAGACTCGCTGACCCCCCTTGTAGTCTCTGGCACTTCTGTTTCTGCATGACCGTTGCTATCATGCTCCATGAAATCAGTCCTTTCTGCGGAGGTAGTTTGATCGTTGATTCCTCGCAATATAAAATCAGCCAGTTCTCTCGGGTTCTCCATAGCACGTGTGGTAGCATCCTCGATCGCCTTGTGTGCCTCCCGCTGTTCTGGGGTCAGTTCAGAAGCCATAATACACTCTTAACTTGTGTTGACTTTTGCTGGTGTCTGGAATTTCTGCTGCAAGATTGTATACGACAAACGTGAGTAGTTTTCTCGTTTTTTGTTAGCACGCAGTACGTAAAGTGCAAAGATCATTGTAAGACGGAACTCAGATCATTTGACAAACAAAAGAGACTAAGCATTTCTTGATGATGGATCGAGTCTTGATAACTCAGACTACAGTAGCACCGGTCATGATCTTTGTTTTCCCTTCAACTCCAGGTTTGGTAGCAATTACCCCGAAAAGGGCTTCAAGAGCTGCAACATCAGGTATCTCAGCGTTTGTGGGTGCACGCTGTCTGACCCTGGATATGAGGTCAGTATAATTCTGGTAGTTGTAAACATAATCCTTGAAAGAACCATCCACTTCAACCACAAATGACCCAGCTACAGCCGTGAGGGCCCTGAACTTAGACCCTACAAAGATGTAGTCGGTAGGGGGGACCAGCAATCTGTGATAAGGTCGAGTGGCAGGATCAATCATCGCCATTTTGGTAAGTTCAGTGGCAAAGATTGACAGATCTGCAGCCAACTCTGGGATTCGCAAACCCCATGGATGCATCTCTACGAACCTTGTCACTATACCTACATGGGTCATTCCTACATTCTCAAGCATGTCAAACAACATCATGAATGGATCAACATTAGGAGGCACGAATGAGGACGATGCCTTGATTGACAAGAAAAAGGATGTCATCATCTTCTTCACCTCAGGGTAAAGGGAAAATCCAAGGTTGACCTGGTCAAGGTTCTCGATTTCTGGACCTAGAGACTCGCCTGGGAATAGGAGAACCTCGTCATCCTTTAGCTTGTACTTCCCTTTCATCGCCTTAGGTCTAGCCTGCTCCATGGCAGTTCTTGATGATTCACCTGCAGACTTAGCGTAGGAAAGCCATGCTACAGCAGACGAAGCACATACTGCCATGGGGTTTGTGATTGTGAGACATGCCGGGTCCACATTAGTAAATGCCCAGTCGTCTGAGTCCTCGCTCCCTGGTGCTTCCCCTGATGCAATCTTCTCCACAAGATCCTGGTAAGATAGTGGCTTGAATGTGACCGATGGAGTGTTAGCCGACAAGTATTTCTCGAGTTCCGGAATGCATGAGCAAACTATGGACAACATCTTCGACGCTGATAACTCGTAAGACATTGTTGGCTCCTTGAATGAGTTGAGAAGTAAAGCACACAGTTCCATTCTTCTCACTGACCATTCTTTTTCGCCTCCCTTCTTGGGAGGCTCCAGAGTGAATGCCGATAGGACTGGGCCTTTGAGGGTGGGAGCCTTTGGTATGGATATTGGTGCCATTTTCAAGGTGACTGCTTGGTTCTGAAGGAAATTTGTGTCTTGGTTGCAGTTGCTTCTTGATTGTTATCTTATTTGTCTCGTTTTTTGTTTCTCCGACCTCCTGTCTCTTAACCGTATCAATCCACAACTGTTACAGACGCCTGGTTCGAGTTCTCCTCCATTTCGATGAATTCCTCCATAAAAGAGGACAACCTTGAGATCCTATAGATGAGGTTCTCTACTGTGTTCTCTCTGTTTGTCCTGGCCCAATCAGCTCTGAAACAGAGACAAGCAACAATAGACACCGACACCTCTAAATACTCAGTGGTCCGCATGACTCTCTCTTCAACTGTGTCTATACCCGGTGGTGCAAAGTTGTCTGAGTCTGGTGAGAACCATTCCTCAATATCTTGAACGGCCCACCTAATCTTATCCCAAACTGAACGATCTTCAGGATCAAATGCCCCCTCTCTTCTAACTAATGCAAGTGATCCATACATCATACCCACAATTGTTAACACAGTGCCAGGAGGCAGGTCGTTGCTCCATGCTGGTGAGCTCATATCAAGTGATGTTTTGCAGATTTTCTTGTTTTCAATTATCTGGTAATTCTCGTTTTTTGTAGTTTATACGGATTTTTTTAAAAGCCTAAGCACCTGGGAAGAACTGCATAATCTACGCT